TTGAAAAAGAAGGGATAGTTAACTGATATTGGTACCACTTTGTCAGTAAACATCTTTTTCGCATCAGCTCCAGTTTTAGATAATATTCCATATCGTGAATCTGAGGATATAGTGGCCTGGTGTACCAGTTCTGAGGATGCCATGAAAGAAAATCCCGATCGACGGTTCTTAAGGTAGCACATTCCATAACACCTAGTATCGGATTTACACGCTTCCCAAAAAATAAAGAAAAGTCTGTTGGACTCTCGAAACTCTGGTTTCCCAACATCAATCTTGGTCCACTGCAAGTACATATAATGAGAACCAGTAATATAAGTGGGAATGCCTTTGTTATAAAACCAAAAGCCTTCTTCACGTCTTTTAAATTCTTCATCAATATAATCATACCATTTATCTTTAAAATCAAGAGAAGTATTATTCCAATCAAAAACAGTTTTAAGTCTATCTAAAACTTTAGGATAATCAAATACTTCCCAATATTGTTCTTCTTTTTTATTTCCTTTTTTATATACTTTTTCTTCTAGCGGTAAAGCAATTTTGAGACCTTGGATTTCATATATTTCCCCAATTTGGCCAGTTTTGCTGATAACCACAATATCATTTTCTTGATCGTACCCATATTTCCATTTTTTATATCTATTGTTTCTTTTTATTATTTTTGGTTTAATATGATCAGATAAAATTTTATATAGAGTTTGTGTATATGTCATTTTGATCTACCTTCGGCAAAACCTTTAAAGTTATTACCTCGATTTTCTTTTTTAATTTCTTTTAACATATTCTCTTCTTCTTCTATACGACTTAATATTTCAAACGCATCAAATACTGCTAATTTTTTAGTAGCAGCGGCGTTTTTTAATCTATCAGCCGAAACATCATCTTCTGAATCTACAATTTTTTCTTTTGCTACTTTAATTAATTCTTCAACTGCTTTTTGCCCAGCTTGGATTATACTCTTTTTGGTTTGTTTTGTGTTCATATTTAATTACAATATCATTTGATTCCATACAATATAAAAGTTCATTATCAATAATAAATTCAAATTCTCTAAGTGGTTTAAACCCTATTATATCTCCTGGATTTATTTTAAGCACTTCTAATGAACTGTTACCATATTTTAATATCCCTTTATTCTTTATTATTTTTTCATCTTCTAATAAAGGTTTTACAAAACAATAGTTTTCGTTAGGTATCCACTTATTTTTTTGATAATACATATATACTTGAGAGGGAACTGCAAAATATAAATCATCTTTAAAATATTTAGTACTATTCACTGATTTCCCTTTCATGTTATAGTATCTTCTAAATAAATTATGATGTACTATAACTTTATCTCCTTTTTTAATTTTAGTATTATATATAAGCGGAACACTAACTACTTCTGCTTCTCTATTTACAAATTTGTGACTAGATATAGTAGAATTAACAATTAATTCACAACCATCAATATTAATTTTGTTTTTATATCTTTCCCCAATAGGTTTAATAATAAATTGATATAAACTTTTCATTAATATTCTAAATCATATTCTACAGATATAGCCATTTGAGAATTAAACTTCTTCCAAGGCAATACCTCATCTCCTTTTTTTATAAATATATTATAAGATTGTTCTTCTTCATCATTTAAAATATGAGAAATCGTATGACCACCGTATACTTGCTGTCCAACAGCATAGTGCATAGCATCATTTTTATAATCAGATCCAATACTGATTTTTCTTATAACATTACTCACTATTTTTTGTATCTTCTGGTTTTGGAGTATCTATCATAGTATAACTACCATCTTCAAGATTGATATTTATACCACCATATTCTTCTTCAAGTTTTTGTTTAAATGCTTCAGCGTCTTGTACTATACCAGCATATTTATGTAAAAGTCCATGTTTTTGGCTTTCTACAAAACCTATTTCTTTAAGATATTTAGTTATATCTTCTTGTTGTTGTTGGATAGTTTTTAATTGTTCTGCTGTAATTTTACCTGCAACTTTATTTTTTTCATCACAAGACGAACATCCTTCTTTTTTTGTTTCTTCTTTTTTCATTTGAGTTAATTTAATTTAATTGTTAATTTATTTAATATAGCGCTACCATTTCTGTAGCAGTTGTAGCCGAATCGTTAGTGTAAACTTTTCTAACCAACATGTCTAAAGTACGCCCTGCTGGAATACTTTGTATTGTTACTGTTTGATTTGGTGGAGCCGCGGCAAATTCTAATTTAATATCACCAGTTCCACCTACATATAAACCAAACCCATCAAATCCAGGTTCAGCATCATAAACAGCATTAGTACCGGCATCAGCCCCACTTGTTGGAGCTTGTAAATCAGTAACAGCTAATGCTATTTCTAATGTACCCGTAATATTAGTTTGTCCAAAAGCTGTATTTAGATCTGATGCAGTAAAAATAATTGTTTGTGTAGCAGCAGCCATATTTGGACCAGCTCCAGGATTAGTAGGTGCACCAGGTGCACTTCCTTGATTTAATCCATCTGGTCTTGTTTGCATTACTCTTACATTTGTTATAGCACCAGCACCATCAGTTTCGATAGTATAATATGCTCCCCATTGTTTATTTTGAGTATTACTTGCTGAACCTAAAAAAGTACCTCCAGAAGCAAAAGCTGTAACAGTTTGAGCACTTGCAGCTATATTTGCTGTAGTATCTGTAAATTGTCCTACAGGTATACCAGCTGCGCTAGCCCCAGGAGCTCTTAATGTAGCAACTGTTTCAATAGATACAGCATGGGTAGCAGCATCAGTTAAATTTTTTTGATATATTCCCATTTTTTTATTTATTTATGTTTATTGTTTCCGAATACTTTTTCAACTCCACGAGAACCGAAATAACCTCCGATAACAATGGATAGAAGTCCAGTAATAGATTCTAAAGGATAATGTAAATACCATCCTATAACGTAACTAATTGTTAAAAATATTAAAGTTAATGGACGAACATTAGCAGCAAGCCACGCTCCTGACCGAGCATCTGCAACCCACCGCCTTGTTGTTCCATCAATTTCAGCCCTTTCTATTGTTAGTTTTTGTAAAGCAATTTCTTTATCTGCTTCAGATAAATCTTTATTACCTGTTATTAATTCTGAAATAACGTTACCTGGTAATATTGCATCTCCAACAATACCTAAGATACTAGGTGCTTTTTGAATAAGGAATTTTCCTACACCAGTATCTTTAAAAGCCTTTTTTTTACTCATTTATTTTAAACTCTTCTTTTACTTCTTATAAAATCTTTATCTTCTTTTTTAGATATTTTATGTATATTTTTATCTAGTTTTTTTATTATATTTCCACTAGCTTTTTTAACTCCTTCTAGTGCACTTTTTCCACCGCGAGCTATATCTCCAAATTCTTTTCCAGATTTTTTTATATCTGATTGATATATTCCCCAGTCATGTAATGGACTATTTGATCCACTACTTGCTATTGAATGCTTACTCATCCAAGAACCACTTGCGTGATCTGGTATTGGATTAATCCCAAGTAAGTTTTTTCTTTCTTGAGCAGCAGATTCGTGTTTTTTACCTTTTCCCATTTTATTTATTTTATGAATGATTATGTGCTTTTTGTTCCCAAGGTAAAGATTTACTTCCTTCTGTCATATTAGCGCGAGGATGAATTTTCCATTTATCATTTACTGATTTACGGCTATATACGTTTTCATCATCGTAATATAATAATCCAGATTGAATATCATTAATATGAATTTGTTCATGATTAATAACTTCTTGTCTTTGCTTAGGATCTTTTATGTTTTTATTTATTAATATATTTCCATTTTTATCAGCTTTACCTAATATACCATCTTCCATATCAATCTCATGAACTGGAGCAGTTGCTACGTAAGGAGGGTTATTAAGTTTAAAAGCCATTATTTTCTTGTTGAATATGGAAACATTTTATTTAATGCGTCTTTTCTTTGTTGACATCCACAAGGAATATTAAGACCTTCGGAGACCGAATCCACGATGGTCTTAATACCTGTTTTAGTGGTAAACTTTTCAATAGAATCGCCTAATCCTCGTGATTTCATCAACTAATTATTATGCCCAAGTAGCTCCGCTAAAATACATTTGTACTGGAGTAGTTGCTTGATCTTTCGGTAAACTTACACTAGATTTAACTCCACCTGGATTAGCTGTCATTGCTTTTACAACTGCGTCATAAATTGGATTTGCACTACCATCGTTAAGAGTTGGGTTGGTAGTTGCAACCATATCAGCATGCACCGCAAAAGTAACTGTTTTAGGGTTAGTAGCATCAGGTGTTCCTATAGCTGCTTGTTTAAAGCTTACAACTAATGTTTTAGCATTTTGTCCATTAGCACCAGTTGCTGCAATCTTTACAATGTCTTGAACATTAAGTAAGACATCATAGCTTGGGCCGAACGGTTGGCCCGCGTTTATATTTACACAATGAAAATTTATAAATTTTGCCATTTTTGTTTTTGTTTTTGTTTTTGTTATTGTTATTGGTTTTGTTGTGGTTAGATTTATACAGTTCTATTCTGTTTTTTTGTATTAATCTTGACTACAAGGATATGCAATTCTTTTGCCACTTGCATCTTTTTTATAACATACTTGATGGTCGTGCTGAGTTGATGTTTTATGATGTAAGGGAGAATGATGTTCTTTGTCATATTTCATATCTCCAGCTAATTTAGATATATGTTTTTCATCAGCGGTCATATCAATATCACTATGCCCATGCTTGTCATCCCAAAGAATATCTCTTTTTAGATAATCTATATGTGCTGCATCATCTCTTTCGGCGGCATGAACGTTATGTTTTGTTACCGGTGTACGAGAATGTCTAGCATTACCAGAATATTCTCCAAAATGTCCTTTTTCCATAATTGTTTCTTTATTATTATTTATTACTTCTTTTCTTTAAGTTTTACCCATTTAGATACTGTATATCCAATAGTTACGAGCAAAAGTATAATTTTAAGCCATACTTCTATATCCGTCATAGAAATAGCTAATGCTAACGCATTTATCAATAGTAACTTTACGTCTGGCATTATTATTAAAATTTACCTTGGGCAATTGCTGTAATTGGGTATTTTACTTGCATATCAACTTTAGAATTAGGATATTTAGATACTTGCATACCTTTAATCCCAGAACTAGATCCTACTTGATGAATCCTTCCAACTTGATTTAATGGACCATCCCATATATGAGATTCTCCTACAATACCTATTTTTTTATTTCTACTTGCTTTATTATATGCTTTATCGTCGTGCATGATTATTTTTGTTTAAATGTTATAATGCATTTTCTAGTATAATTATAAATAAAAATATAACTATACCTGCTAATAAATAGCCTGTCATTAGTCTTTTTTTAACTGTGGATACTTTCTGTAAACACAAGCTTTTATTTTATCAGGATTTTTAGCATTGTGAGCTAATTTAATAGCTGATTTTGCTCTTTTTAATGTATTTACAGGATATGTACCTTTAGGTCCACAAAAATCTGATTTAGCTACATTAGGATATTTACCAGCATTTGACATTCCTGGTTCTTCCCTTATTTCTGATAATGTTTTTAAAAATGGTGAATTACTTTTCATGATTTTGTAGTTTTTTCTTTTTTATTATTTTCTGAATCTGTTTTACTACCAAGTGTTGACGCAAGATTACTTGCTATTTCTCCTACTTGATCAACAGCATCAGCAGCGCTAGTATCTACTTCAATATCAACTTGATCAGGATCTTCGTAAGCTCCTTGTTTTAATGGACTTTTCATAGCAAAAGCACTTCCTTGATTTAAACCACCCATTAAAGTATTATAATCTCTATCTGCTAAAGTACCTGTTTCAACTGGAGGAGCAGCAATACTACTTCCTACTCCTGTAGGTCCTTGAGTTAAAGCAGATAATCCACTAGCTTGAGCAACTTGTTCTTTTTGTATATCTATAGGATTAACTTCAGTGTTTTCAACACTTGCTAACGCTTCTTGTTGCATAGCAGTTGCATTACTAATAGCATCATTTTCACCTTGTTGTTCTAAAGCTAATTTACCAATAGCACCATGAATTCCTCCTCGTTGAGATAAATTTTGAAGTTTATTTAAAGTATTAGGATCATTTGGATTAGAATTTCTTTTTCTTTTTCTTCCTCCAAAAAGTCCAGATGCAAAACCTGCAATTCCTCCTCGTTTTTTATGATTTAATGGACTGTTACTCATTTTATCTATTTTTATCTTTATTTACATTTTTTATAGCGGTTATTAAAACTTTATCTGTATAAGTTTTACCATGCATTATTGAATTTCTTCTTTTACTTGTTGGTACATCTTCTTCACCTAGCATAATTCGGTACATTCGTGCTATTAGTTGTCTACACTTGAAAGAAACTTTATAGATATTATACTTTTGGGTTGTTCTGTTTCGATTTCTCCAAACTACAATCCAGTTGTTTTTTATCATTTTGTTCCAGCGTCTATTATCCCAACTATACGCATAAGTACCGATTTTAAAATCTTGCTTAGTAAAAAGATCCATACAATCGAAATATATTAATAGTTCTAAATCCGCATCGTTTAAGTTATTGTTTCTACATGCCCATTTTCTAATAAGCCTATAATGTTTTAATAGATTTAAATCCTTTATATCACTTGAATTTAATTTCCTCATAAAACCACAACAACATCTTGTAATTTAATAACAGTAAATTTATCTTTGTTGAATTCAATTCCATGACCAGCATGACGATCATAATAAATTAAATCACCTTTATTTAAACCTTTTATATCCTCACTAACAGAAACTACTTCAGCTTTTCTATATCTAATATCTTCCCTATCTTTTTCTATTATAAGTAATCCACCTTTAGTTTTATCGGTTTTTATTTTTTCAGGTTTAATTATAATATTATTTCCTATTGCTTTCATCAATTCTTAAATTATTGATTACACAATCAGTTGATAATATTGTAGTTGCTACAGATACAGCATTTATTAAAGCACTTTTAGTTACAAGAAGTGGATCAATAATACCTTCTTTAATCATATCAACAACTTCACCCGTTATTACATTTAATCCTTTACCTTTTACTTTACCTAATAATTCCGGTAAAGAATCTTGAGGACATAGTATTCCAGCATTATCTAAAATTGCTCTAAATGGAGATTCTATAGCTTTTAATAAAACTTTTTCTCCATCATTATCTGTTTTAATATTTTGTCCGGCATTAAGAAGAGCTATACCACCACCGGGTACAATACCTTCTTTTATAGCGGCTTTTGTCGCACAAATAGCATCTTCTATTCTATCGGATTTTTCTTTTAATTCTATATCAGAATTTGCACCTACTTTTACTATTGCTATTTTAGCGGATAATCTTGCTAATCTTTTCTCTAGTCTTATTAAATGAGCTGGATTAGGTTTATTAGCTAATTCTTCTTTAACTGTTTTTATAACATCTAAAACAGCTTGATTTGGTTCACCTACTTGTAATATAGTATCTTTTTCATCAGTTATAGACTTTAAACAACTTCCTAAAAATTCAGGTTGTATTAAATCCATATCATCACCAAGATCTTCATTGATGACAGTAGCGCCAGTAAGCATTGCTAAATCATCTAATGTTTCTCTTTTATTTACACCGAATGTAGGTGCATTTACAATATTTATTTTTATATTACCTTTAGTTTTATTCATAGCAAGTGTTGCCATTACAGGTGCTTCTACATCTGCTATAATAAGTAAAGGTATATTCTTTTTTATAACATGCTCCAATACAGACTGAATTTGTCTTATATTTTCTACTGGAGATTCTATAAGTAATACTGCGGGGTTTTCTAGTTCTGCAGTCTTTTTTGCTTTGTTAGTAATAAAATGCGGATTTGTCAATCCTTTTTCATATTGTACACCATCAACTAATTCAATTTCAGTTTCAGGTAAGGATGAATGTTCCATCATTACTACACCTGTTTCACCAACAGATCTAAATGCATCCCCGATAATTTTTCCAAGGGTTGGTTCATTATTTGTAGATATAGTAGCTATTTGATCAATCATCTCGCCTTTTACAGGAATAGATATTTTTTCTAAATATTTAACTACTTTTTTTACAGCTTTATTGATATTTTCTTTTAATTCTCTAGAATTTATATCAACACCTTTAGCTTGTTCAAGTATAGCATGAGCTAATACTGTTGCTGTTGTTGTACCATCACCTGCTTCTGAAACTGTTTTTCTAGCAGCTTCTTTTAAAAGTGTGGCACCCATATTTTCTACAGGATCTAATAAAACTATTGAATTTGCTACAGTAACCCCGTCTTTAGTAATAATTGGGTTACCCTTATCATCTTCAAGTAAAACACACTTACCGCTAGCCCCTAAAGTGGAGCTAACAGCTTGCGTGAGTTTATCGATTCCTTTAAATACTTGATTCTGAGCATCTTGCCCAAAATTAAGATTCTTGACTATTAAGTCTGGCATATTAAATTAAATTTGATTTGATTTATTGAATTTATTTAAAGGTCTTAACGACTTTTGGACCGTTTAAGAACTCTATTTTTTTCTCATAATGCTTTACTGAAGCCATTACAGCTTCTTCAGCACCTTCGAGTGTTTCTCTACGGGTTACATCCATCCACTGTTCAGTTTCAAGATCTTGGTATTCAGTTTGATAAAAACCATTAGGTAATTGGGTTATTCGCCAATTCTTCTTCTCAGCTATATGCTTCCAAAGGTTTTGGGTTTTTTCTGAAATTTGTGGTTGACTATTCCACGAATGAGTCTGGTAATAAAGTGTCATAGGTTTTGGTTTTAATTGTTTGACATTTGGTTATAAATATATAGTTACTTGTTTTTCTTTGTTTTTAAGTGAATTTTTAATTACAAGGTACTTCGTTATATAATTCTGTTACTTGAGTAGCTGTTAAATCTGTAGTAAATATTCGAACTTGATCAATATCTCCATTAAATTCATAAGTAAATGATGTAGGATGTATACCTATATATGAAGCCCCTCGGGATGTTAAATTCCAAGTTAAACCTAAAGATGTGTTAGTACCTAAAGAAGATCCATTGTAAAATAATTCCCACTTACTATTATAAGTTCTACTTAAAACTAGATGTTGCCATACGCCAACTGTTACAGATCCAGTTTGAAAAATATCTCCTGATCCTGCTGTTCCACCTAACCAAGGTTCTAAGACATCGTAGTTCAGATAAAAATTAAGTCCAGTATGTGTACTAGCTCCATATCCATCTGTACCAAATATACTTTGCCATTGCTCACTAACTGTATCAGGTCTAATCCAAAAAGACATAGCAAAACTCCCGGTAAAATTAAAATTATATGGTATTTGTACATAACCAGTTCCATTAAAAACACCTGCTTTACCATATTTACCAGAATCCGTATATGTTATAGTGTTCGGTACTCCATTTGCCCAACCACATGTATCATTAGTATTATCTTGAAATTCATATAATGCGGCTGCACTTGTTGGGTAATTACATATGCAAGCAGTAGGTTGACCTGTTATATATTCATCTGCGATTTGATTCCAATTACTACCATCATAATATTCTACATAGCCATATTGTTCATTGTATCTAAATTCTCCTTGATCTGCAGTAGCAGGGCGTGTTGCACCATAAGAAGTTCTTAATCCACCTGCTCCAGCTCCTCCTCGTTCATCATAAGCTCCTCCGCCTCCACCAGCAAGAACTAAATAA